AGGAGAGTGTGTTAATGGTTCAACAACAACTTCTGAACTTAATTCTTGTTTTACTGATTTTAATTCAGCAATTTGTGCTTGTAGTTTTTCAATTTCAGCAAAGAACATTTCTTTAGAAACTGATTCAACAATTCTTTTAGGAGTAGCAACTTCAGCTTGTGCTTCAACTTCTACTTCTACTTCAGCTTCTGGAGCTTCTTCTTCAGCAACAAGTTCTTTAATTTCAGCAATAACACCTTCAACGGTTACAACTAAAATCATACCATCTTCTAATTCGTATTCTCCAACTGGTACAGGAATTTTCTCCTCGCCATTAACAATAAAAACAGCGTTGTCTGTTTCAAAAGCATCAGCTTCTATAACAGTAACTCCATCTTTAAGTTTCATTTGGGCAAGATTTACTTCCATACCCAAAAGAGTTTTGATTTCATTAATTACATTCATATTTACTTATTTAACATTTGATTTAAAATTGTCTAATGATTTTTGACTTTCACTAAATAAAGACATAAATTTTTCAATACCAGGAATTTCAATACCTAATGAATAAGCAGCATCGTCAGCTTTTTTAAGGGTTTTATCAAAATCTCCCATTAATTTTAATAACTCTGCGCTTTTATTATTAGCATCGTTTTTTGATTTAACAAAAGAAGCTACAAAATCATTTAACTCTAACCTTCTTGAATTTAATAAATTTGATTTAGTTTGTAAATCATCCATTATTCCTAATTCTACCTTTTGATTTGCTAATTCTGTTTTTCCAAACAAAGCATTGTTTACTAATTTTTCAGTAGTCATAATTTTATTTTTTTATATTAATTATTATTATTTAATTTTGTTATAAATTACGAACTTACATTCGTTATAACTCTCGCACTATTTGTGTTTGTAACAGTACTTGTTTGTTGCCCTACTGTAGCACCGATTCCTTGTTCTGATAATTCTCCTTCGCAACATTTAGAACTATAAGTTCCATCTTTACATAAACATCCTCTTTTACCGCCTTTTGGCGAACTTGTTTTATTACTCATAATTTTATTTATTAATTTCAGCATTAGTTATTATTGATTTTATCTTTTCTATTAATTCTTGTTCTTCTGCTAATTGTAGATTCATTTCTAATTTGTCAGCAAAATATCCTTCTATGGAAAATCCTTTAACTTTTCCAGTTTTAACAAAGTCATTCCAAATCATATCATTGTTAACTTTCATTGTAACCATCCAAGTTCCTACGGGTGCATTTAAGCCATACTTTTTAGATTTATCCATATCTACATCTTCAACTATCCAAGATTCAACTACAGTCAAATCTTTTAGCTTCTTGTTGTGTTCTAATGTAGCATTGTTTTGATTTGAATTCATTAAAAACAATTCACTTGCTTTGCGTACAGTTTCATATGAAAAGAAAATATAATATTCATCGTTTCCATTTCTACGATATATATTTTTATTAGGTATTAATGCAGCACCTATTAAAATACGTTTCTCATCATCTACTTTAGCTAATTGTAATTGTTCATTTAAAGCAATAAAGTTTTCTTCTATTGCAGGAAATTCAACAACTGATATTGCATCTACTCCAGCTAAATCTTCTTTTTCGTCAATAATTAATTCTACTATTCTCATATTTTTATAATAAATTATTTAATAATTTGTTTATCCTAGACTCGCGTTTGTTACAATGTTTCTATTCAACGCTTGTCCTGTAGTTACATCTCCAGCAACTACATAAGTTTTAATTGGAGGTTGTTCTTGATTTAATGTTTGTGCTAATTGATTTACGCCTGTATTTCCTACTACATTGAATTGTGGAGCAGCTCCAGCACCACCACCTTCTCCACCAACAGCACTTCCACTTGGAGAACCACCACCTCCTAAAGCAGATAATCCTTTTGCAGTAGCAGCAATAGTTGCGGCAATTCCAATTCCAGCACTTACGTTATTCATAGCTGCCTCAGCTGTCGCTAAAGCAACTCCTCCAGGAAGTAACGCGTATTTTAATCTTGCAGCAGCATTAGCAGCTTTTGTATTTATAATTATCTTTGCAATACCAGCAGCACTTTCAGCCATTAATAATGCTTTTTGTAATCCTTTGTTCTTTTCAAATAATCCTTTTAATAATCCAATTCCACTTGATATATTATTAAATGCGCTTTCTTGAATTGCTTTTTTTGCGTCAGCAACTGCTTGTTCATCTGCTATTTTTTTATCGCTTATTATTTTTGAATCTGCTAATTCTTTTTCAGCTTGTGTTTTTGTAATTGCATCTAAATTTTCATTATGCGTTTGAGTTAATAATGCTGTATCTAAATTATTAGCTTCAAGAATTGCTTTCTTTTCTAAATATTCTCTTTGTTCTTTTTGAGCAGGACTTTCTTTTGATTTATTTAACTCATCTAAAATAGCCATTGCATCTTTAGCAGATTGCATTTGTGCATCTAATTTTTCTTTTGCTATTCTATCTAATTCAGCTTTTTCTTCTTCAGCTTTTTTAATTGCTTTGTCTTTAGCTTTCTGTTCGTTTTCAGCTTTTTTCTCTAATGCAGCTTTTCTATTTTCTTCTCGCTTTTCTATTTCTGCTTTCTCGGACGCTGTTAGTTCTTTTGAGCCTTCAGTAAAACGTTTCATACTTTCTCCGTATGATTGTTGTGTCTTTTTAAAACTTCCACCAACTTGGTCTATACCTTCAGAAATAGCATCTCCGTCTAAAGTGAAAACTCCTTTTAAAATTTTCATTGCCCCACCACCTGATTCTTTTAAGAAAGTAAAGTAAGCCATCATAGCAGAATAAACTGCTCCAATACCTTTTGTAACATAAGGCAAAGCATCTGTAGCTAAATCAACCATTGTATTAAATAATGGTTCTACTGCTCTAAATACTCCTTGAAATATTTTTTTAATTCCGTCTAATAAAGGTTGCAATTTTTTCATTGCTCCTTCGTTTTCAGAGAATGCAGCAACTAATCCACCAAGTAAAGAAACTATTAATCCAATTCCTGTAGCTTTTAATGCACCACCAAAAGATTGTGTAGCTACTTTTGCTCTATTAATAGAAGTACCTAATGCGCCTAACGGTCCACCAGCCATTTCTAAACTATCAACCCAATCAGACGAAGCGTTTTTAGAAGATTTAATTTTATCTTCTAAATCATCTATTTGATTATATAACTTTTTAAATTCTTCAGAACCAGCAGCGGTATCTTTTAATTGTCTTTTAAGTTGTCTTAAACCAGCAATAGATTCTTCTACATTACTTCGAATATCTAATTCAACTACTTTCTTTTCCATTCTCTTTTTAATTTATTAAATCCTTGTTTCCAAGTAGTTATTAATTGATATTTTCCTTTTGCAATCTCTATCGTTTCGCTTTGATTGTAATGTGCATCTAAAGCTAACATATCTAATATGTGTTTAAGCATCTTGTAGTACAAATAAATAAGTTGTTAATACTGAAGTTCCGTTTTTAAAATATTGTAAATTAATAGTGCCGGTTCTTTGCACTCCGCTTGTATTCGGGTCTATAATTACTTGTAAAGCTGTGTCATTAACTAAATCTGAAGCAGAAACATATTTAACAAATCCACCAGCCGTTTGGGGTAATATATTAAAGCTATCATATTCGTTTTTATAAATAGTGTATTCAATTTCTTTTTCTGTATTGTCAACTCTTACGGTATCAGAAGAACTTAATTTATAACCAACTGTTGACGCAGCATCTGCTCCTCTATAATCATTTATTAATTCTAAATCAGTTTCTCCTGTTGTTAAATCAGTTGTGAAAGAATTTATGATATATCTTTTATCTCTAATTATTAATCTATCATTTAATTTTAAACCTAACTTTGTTCCAAATCCATTTGTAGTATTTGAACCAAGTAATTTGTCAGGAAATACTGCTTTAACTTTTATAATTCTTGTTTTATTATTATAGATATTTGCTATATAATTTTCGTAATGTCTTGCGTAAAGTCCATTACTTGCATTTGTTCCATACCAAGGCGATTGATATTCTCCAAAGTTAGAACTCATCAAATAGTTTAAATCAGTTGGAACTGTTGTGTATTCATTTGAGAATCTTTGATAATTTGAAATTTGTTGAATTCCTGATGTTTGTGTTATATAAATATTACCTAATCCACCAAGACTTTGCAATCCATTCTCGTAAATAAATACAGGTTTTGGAGTGTATGGTTTTAAATCCTTATCAATAAAAGTTGCTGTTTCAAAATTATAAATTGTTCCTGCTGTTTGTGAACGCTCAAATAAAACATTTTCAAATGGAAGTTTAATTTCATAATTTGAAGTTTCATTCATATTTACATTATCAAGAACCAAATCCCCATATTCTAAATTAAAAGTTCTATAAAAAGCATTGTTTAAAATGTTTGCAGATTTTTCGTATTTGAAACTAATTGACTTAAATAATTTTGGTCTTTCTATATCTGCTTCTTCAGAACGAATATATTCTGTTACATCGTTTATATTTCCAGCATTATAATATAACTCCAAAGGAATTAATTCAAATGATGTCGGAGTGTTTGGTATAATCATTAAGTTAAACATCTTAACTAATCCACTAAAAAAATCTACAACACTAATATCAGGTATATAATTTGCGATTTGAATATTTGCTACCGTTGTTTGAGTTGTTCCTGTAGCAATAGAATTATTTTCAAAATTAGGACCATTACTTAAACCAAATCTATTATAACCTAATTGAGATGTAAAAGATATTGGGTTTTCGCTATCTATTTTAAAAGAATATGTTGTACCATTATTTGATGCGTAAATTACTAATGTTTCGATAGCTAATGTTGCGTTGCCTATTAAATCAGAAAATGTTTTAAATAATATCCCATTTTTATACGCGTAAACTCTATATTTTGTTGTTGTCGAACCAGCTGCTGGGAATATTTTTAATTGTGTAAAAAAATACCTAGCAAAATAATTTGATGGAATTGACGAGTTGTTTGTTGTAACAATATCTGTTGCTAAATTCATTTCAGGAAATGCCGCGCCTGATGTTGCAGTAAAATTAATTCCAAGTTGTTCAGTTGATACGTATAATAATTCAGCGTTCTTACAATATAAACGTAATTTTTTCCATTGCAATAAAGTTAAAAAACTACCTGTAAAAGTAATTCCGTATTTTACCTGAATAGCATCCATTATATCCTTTAATTTAATAGCAGGAAATAAACTATTCCATTTTATTGCGCCACCACTTAAACTAATATCATCAGCAGGAGGTCCTGATTTATAATAGAATTTTTTTTCAGTTCCTATTAATGGGTACATAACGGTATACGAACCCGTAAAGCCAACTCTTGATAATATAGCGGCTGATGTATAAGCGTGATTTAAGACACTATAATCTAAAGTGTTTAATTTATCATCTTTAAATAAATCTTTTAACTGAGTTAAATTACCATAGAACGTAACGGTATAACTTTCAATCCTTCCATTTTTTTTATTTGCTTTTTCTAATTGAAATTTTCCTTCTTTGAATAATACAGTATTTATTTCTATATATCCATTGTAACGTTGTCCGTGTAAGAACCCACCATCAACTTCACTTTCATACCAATGTTTAAATATAGAATTATTATGGTCTGAAGCTGGTACTGTAAAACTTTGAGAATAGTCTGTAAATACTTTTCCGATATCATTAACGTTTGATAAAGCAGAAGTAACAGATATCTTTTCATCGTTAAATAATTCAATCCTTTTAGCTACTGAATCTACAGTTATATAAATTGAAACTACATTCATTATATTACATCGTTAATTAAATTGAAAGAGTATTCAAATTCCATTTCGTAGTTAATCATTTTATCTTGTAAAGATGTTTTCAAACTTGAAGATTGTGTTTTAATTTCTACAGGTTTACCATCCAATAAAATAGTTTCTGATAAAAGTAATTGCGTAATGATATCAGAATAGTTTTCATCAACCCATCCAGTATTTAATTTAACAGTTTGTCCACCATTAATATTAAATGATTTTGTTTGTCCTTGCGCTATGTTATAATTTAACGCTGAAGGCATCATTTTATACGCACTACCTTTTACATTGATATTATTAGTTTGTGCTTTAAAGAACGTTAAAAACTGCCATCCACCTTTTGCATTTATAAACGAACAAAAAACAGAAGTGTATTTAGGTTCACATAAAGGAATTACTTTATAAGTTGCTAATGCAGCAGAAGTTGTGTCATCTATAATTCTTAATCTATTTCCATTATCATAAGCAACACCTTCGTTTGCTAATGCTACAGCATAATTAAAATTACCAACATCTCCAATTCCAACTGAATCAATAATTGTATTTGAGTTTAATTGAAGCCATCTAATATCTATTGCTTCAGCTCCTGTTGGATTTAAAAATAAAAGATTTACATAAGGTATATTACCAGCATCACGATTATAATAAATTGTTTGCAAATCATTTGTTAATGGTATAATTGCGCTTTCAATACTTTCATTATATCCGTCTAAATATTTAGTATATCCATTTGTGGTCGTATATATAATTGTATCTAATAAAGTATCAACTGTAGAAACTGTTTTATATCTTTCTACTTTAACAAAACACCAAGCGTTGTTTTCTTCTACAACAATAGGTTCAGGAACTAATGGCGCAATATTGTCTATAAATTCTCTAACATAGTTTGATATATTGAAACTTAAATTTGTTTGCGTTGCACTTGGAATATTCTTTGATAATATATAAGTTGGAGTTGTAGGTTCTGTAGTTCCTTTATTCCAAATATATAACTTTATTTTTGCTCCAGTTTGTCCTGCTTCGTTTACGCTTATAAAATATGGACTTCTTGTAAATATTAATTTCATTTTATATCTTTTAATGTATAGTTTAATAATTCTTCAACATCTAAAGCGAAAGATTGTTCTAATTCTTGATTGATATATTTTTCATATCCTTCGTTAAAAGGTTTTGTAAAAAATAAACTTGGTTTAATTCCGTATAGAAATATGTTTCTTGCAATAGCAAACTTTAATCCTTCTCTTGATAAAAACTTTCCGTCTTTCCCTCTTGGTGCAATTCCTTTTTTAACAACCCATTTGTCTAATGCTTTTGTTGGAGGCATTTTATTCTTAAACGAATATTGAGTAGCATAAACAGTTTTCTTTCCCGATACACCTTTGTCTTGAAACATTCCATATATTGGCATAGTGAAAGCCATTTCAAATCCATTCTTTGTAACTTTAACATAAGAGTTATCTAATTCTTTTGATAAAGTACCACTTGAATTTTTAGCAACAAGATTATATTTAGCTTTTTGAACTACATAATCTCTAAATGCTTGTAGACTTTTATATGTATTAATGTTATTCATTAGCATTTTGTCATTTTGTTTTCAATAGCTATATCAAATGTAAATGTAACACCTGCTATTTTATTCTCAAATCGTTCAGTAAAGAATTCAATGTTTGCAGTACCATTTACTAATTCATAATCTTCAGCTAATTCTCCGCGATTTAATACTTCCAAGAATCTATTTGCTACAGTTAATTGTGTGTTTAATACGTCTTGTTCATTATCATTACCTAAGAATATATCTGTTACCTTTTCTTTTGATTCATCTACAATATCCATACATAATATAGATATATTGTAATTCAATACAGGACCTTGATACGATACTGAATTAACTATAATATGGCTTAAAGGAAATATAGTTAGTTTGTTTAAATCAACTTTAAATATATCTCCTGTCGTAACTGTATTGACAAACAAATCTTCTTGTAGTTTGTTTTTAATTGCTTGTGTTATTTCGTAAAATGTACTCATTATCTTTTTTTAATTAAATCTGATTCTATTTGATTCTTTTGCTTTTCAAATGTTAGATATGTTAAACATTGGTTAATCGGTAACTCGGTGATTCTATCAAACCTTGTAAGGTCTCCTTGAGCAATAGCATAGATTGAACTATACCATCCCCATCTTTGTCCGAATTGTGCTGTTGCAGAATAGTCTGCATTTCCTTGTTGTTCTCCAAATAATTCAGAGTAGACTTCAGTAATTCGTTGCCTAAATTGTAAAAAAAAATAGTAGCTCCTAATACAGCATCTAATGGAGCGTGTTTCATAACGTCTGAATATGTTATTGAACCATTATATTTTTCTATTGAATATGTATGCTTAAACTTCTGTTCTATTGGTCTATATAATACAGCCATTGCTTTGTGCATATTATCCCAGTCTCCTATGTATGTATCTAAATCTGTATATTCTCCAAATGATATTTCTTCTAAGTTAGGAATGAATCCAAACTCTATTCCACCAAGTTTAAACGTTTGAACTAATTTATGTTCTTTAGAAAACATTGCGCCAAGTCTATTAGTTATATCGTTTACTTCAGAATATTTAATTGACGCTACATCTTTTAAATCTATACCACAAAATAATTGAACCATCTTTTGTTGTAAGAACTCTCCTTCAGGATTATTTTTAGCAATAGACAAGAACTTTTGATATTGAATTAATTTAATTTCGTTTAATTCGGTCGGTATGTTAATTTCTAACTTCATATTATTGTTTTTTATTATAATAAAATAAAGTCATAATTGTATTAAACAAAAAAAAGCTACCATTTCTGATAGCTTTAAAAACTTATGTCAAAAGAGATACTATCTCTAAAGCACATTCATTTTATTTAATCTTCTTCGTTTGCGATTAAACAATCTTTGCTGCAAAATTCATCTTCACAAGCATTACCACAAAAACCACATTCGTTTTCTGGTGCTTCATCAGGGTTTAAAAAATCTAAATATTCCATATCTTTTGTTTTAAATGTTATACAAATATAATACTTATGTTTTAAATAAAACACA